CTCCAAACGCCGCTCATTGCTACAATATCAGCAACATCGACATTAGCATCTGTGTTTGGCCCTCCTGTTCCAGCGCTGCCACCAGCATCATCGGTATAAACTAAGCCAGAAAGCGACGCGGTTGTCGTGTATTCCGCGACATTAGTTTCACTAAATGGCAGTTCCTGCGCGTCCCCCCAATTACCATTGTTTAAAACACCTGATCCAGTGTCAGGCGTAGCACTCGCCAAACTGCTTCGATACCCAATAACTTCAACTGGGCCTAATCTGTCAGAGCTTGCGGTGGCTCCTGACATAAAATAAATGTTGTTGAATAGCGTGGCTTCCGAAGCATTTGAAGCCTGTATTAACAGGCTATCTACCGCCGCGCCATCTGTGAAATCAGTTGCGGAGGCTGTACCTTCACTAGCGCCATCTATAAACAACTCCGCAGCACCTGATGCAGCTTGCTCGAAATATAATTCTATAAAATACTTAGTATCAGCCACTAATGCCGAACTGCCGGTAATTGCCACAACCCCGCTAGCATCTAATACTTCGACAAAACCATTACTTGCGTTATAACGTATTTCTGCTATGACCCCACTAGAAGTATCTTGGACTTGAGCAAATGAAAAAGTACTTGTGAGGCCACTTACCGCGAAATCAAACCCTATTACATAATCGTTGCCCGCGTCAGAAACCCCAGCACCATCTATGGATATGGTAGCGGTGGGAGTGCCACCACTTATTCTATAGTAATAACTATCGTTGCCGAGCATATACGACGCGGAAGTCTCAGCGGTAATAAAAGATGAGGAAGTATTTAACTCCTCAAGCCCGCCAGTTTCAGCGCCTAGAAATCTATTTATTGTAAGGGCCATTATCCCGCCCTACTTAATTTAAAATTTAAAATATCATTTACATTATCAAAAGATACATCAGAAATAATAATAGATCGAGAAACTAAGTCTCCACCTTCGTGAAAAAAATCAGGGCGAGCGGGGTCAACCAGGGCATCTGGATCATCGATTAAGGATGGGTCATCTAATGGAATTCTAACATCGATTAAATCTTGAACTTTTGCGACTAATTTATTCAGCCTATTGTTATTCCAAGAATTACCGGGAATATCCGCATAATTAACCGTCAGCACACCACCCGGCCCCACACCCACAAGGGTGAGGCTGGTAGGCGTTGACGTTATGCTAGAAATAGGCATTTAAAAACTCAAATAATTAAATAAAAGCGATAAGAAATATTACCGCTTTTATTTAATTTTGATTTAATTATCGCGCAGATGTGAAGATGCCTGACGCACTAAATGTCGTTGAAAAATCACCATCGACATTGCCTTTATCAGCTCCAAAATCATTTGAAAAACCGATCAAGGGCCGGGTTGCATCGGAAGCGGGGCCGGAATCGTAAAGAATTGCGCGGCGACCATTTGAAAACCCGGTCGCATGTTGTGACCAGACAGCTGGATCGTTAGCATCCACGGTAACAAGACCAGAGCCGTTAATTGTCACGGTGCCTGCCGTACAAGCGTTTCCACCCGCCGTGTAGTTATTTCCAGAAACCTCGTTTGCCACAACATCATCAAAGAAATCATGTAAATTTTGATCGAGAGTGTATGAGCCAGTGACGATAGCCATTTTTAATGTTGCGGCATCAATATCAATTGCCCCACCATTAAAAGAGTTTTGTCGATATTTATCATATAAATTAAAAGTAACAGCGGGCATTATAAAATCCTCAAAATTAAAATAAAATTAACAACATTAAACGGCTTGTTGCTTTTGAATTTTTCGCTGTAAAACTTTCAACTCCAAATTCATATCTTCGATTTCCTCGGTCAATTCTTTTATCCGAGCTGGCCGTGGTGTTTTCCTTTTCTTTTCATCGGAAAGGGCTTGAGTCATTCGTTCGACTCTACCTAAAAAACGCTCGACTTTCTGAGAATCGCTGGCGTTAATGATTACGTCTTTCGCCTCTACTGGAACAGCTTTCGTTAAATCATTCATGTCTAAACCTCGTTATGGGATTTTGTCTTTGAGTATTGAAATTAAACCAGCGTTAATTTCACCGGCTTGCTTCAATGGTGAACTAGAATCGACATTTTTTTCTGTCAATTTTATTTTGGTTCCGTTTTTTGTTTCAACTTCCGCTGTCAATTCGCCAATATTCTTTGAATTTTGCAAAACTATTTCTGTACAAATATCATTCTCGCAAAGGGAATAGGAATATTTTGCTTTTCCATAGCCTGTACAGGCAAAAATAAAAAAACAAAATAAAATAATTATTATTTTTTTCATGCGAATAATTCACTGTGATAATTTCGGTATTTTTCAAAAACATCTGGAGTGACAAACGAAAAATCTTTTGTTTTCTTACTCCAAGCAATGAAACCGCCAAGCCTGACCGCGTAAAACACCGCAAAAACGCGCCTTTTTTGCATTCCAACAACTTCGCACAAGTCTTTTAAAACCAAATCAGCATGTTTTCGGCTAAGGCTCGATAATTCAGAGCCAGCAATGGCATATAAAATATCATGCGCTAAAGCTGGGTATCTTGTTCGCCCGTGTCCCGTAAATAATGGCCTAAAAATCCGTGGGATTGATGCGAAGTCGGTAACGAATCCCGCTGGAATACAAATGCAACGATTTATACTGACCGACCAAATATAACAGGGTTTTAAAACTATCCACTCTTGAGAACCTTCAGAATAAGCATCGAATAAACCACGCTGCAAAATTGCGGTTTTTCGATAATCAAAAGAGCCAAACAATTGCTTGGCCTCTTCATAATTTAATAGTATCTCATTCATCTTTTTCGATATGTTTTATTAAATTTTCTTGAGTTCTTTCAACTTGAGCATTTGTTCTTTTTGCTAATTCTTTTATTTCTTCGTTTGTATTGTCCATCGATTGAACTAGGGTTTTTACCGCGTTATCAACCGTCAAAGCTGTGATCGCGTTTTGCTCCCTCAATTCATAAATTGAAAAATCAGTTTGCCTATGATTTTCATTGCTTGCTTTTTTCTCTGAAGAAACCCAGCCAAAAATAGCTATTAAAACGACCACCAGAACACCAGAAGCCCAGCGAACATTTGTCGACAACTTATCGAATATTTTAGCTTCCAAAGATATTATCTGAGGCAAAATATCTGCCTGCTCCTCGAATAATTTATCTTTAAAATGCTCAAAATCACGCCTTAATTTCTCCAAACTGTCCGACATCAAAAGCCCTTATTCAAAGATTGGCGACCAATGAATGTGAATATGCTCCCACACCTTGCCTTCGCCTTCTAAAATAACTACAAAATTTTTGCCAAGTTTTCGTTTTATTTTTTTAACAAATTCTTTTTTGTTCACGCTTTTGGGTAGGTGTTTGGTGCGAACGTCAATAGCGTCGCCACGATAATGAGCTGACCTAATAGCTGAATGCTTGTAACTTTCCGCGCCGCTTGTTACTACAAGATTTACGCCAAGTTTTGCAAAAAATGGCTCGATGGAAATTGCGCCCAGCAAAATTTCTGAGCGCAACCCATATTGATTTTCTTTCTTTTTAAAAAGAATAGACATTTTTATTTAGCGCCAGCTTTTTTAGCGCCTGTACCGCCTTTGTTTTCGGCTTCAATTTCTGCACGAACTTCAGCTTTTATAGCGTCACGCTCGGCTTTAGCTTCAGCCTCCAAAGCCTCGGCTTTTTCGTCAGCTTCCTTTTTAGCTTCGGCCTGAGCTTCTGAATCATCAAATTCAGAAACATAATTGCCACCTTCAAGCAAGATTTCAGCTTGACCGGGATCGCACGTTGCAGACTTTCCGGTTTTCTTGTGATAAACAGTTTTCATAATAAAAAATCCTATTTAATTGATTGAAAAAAGGGCGAAAGCAAAAATAAAACTAACGCCCAAGATGGCGAAACTTAGTAATTTCTAAGCAGAGTAATTCGCCGTGGATCGTATGCTTTAGCACCGATTAAAAGATCCAGTGAGAGGGTTTCTTTTTTCGTGTTCATGTCATAACCCATCGCAACTCGAATCGAGTAACCGTTGTTAGACACTACACTGGCAGGCTTATCAGAAGGTTTATCCAAAACGGGCATTGCGATTGCCAAAGATTGGGAATCGAAAATTGCACCGTCCAAAGTTGAAACTGTCAGACCAGAACCGACAACCGTAACAGCCGCGCCATCCGTGATAACTTCAGTAATTGGATCGACCAAAGGAATTGCCGTTCCCGTTGCGACAACTTGAGAAGCAACAATCAAAGGACGTTTTAGTCCAGCAACTTTTATTCGATCACCAGCGTTAAAAGTTCCAGAAGTAGAATCAACAACTAGCGAAGTATCACCAATTTTGTTGTTTGGATAAATTCCAGAAACCGGCGTACCGCTATCAACAGTGGTTGAACCATCGCCGGGAGTGTGACCGTCAACAGGGAAATTAACGCTTGAATAAAAATCCATACCCAAACCGCGACCCATGTTACCCTCGCGAAAAACACGCGCACCGTCTTCGCCGCGATTTGTGAAAGTGTTAAAATAAGTCAGGCCCAGTAATTTTGCTTCCAGAGCGGTATTGACAAGGCAGAATCGACCATCTAACTCTAGCTGTTGAATATTTGCGGCATCACGGGCAAGCGCCATATCCGCAGCACTGGCAAAAATATCATTGGAATAATAATTACCGGCACCTTCGACAATTTTGCTTCCAACGTAAATATCGCAAGCCTCAGCAAGTTTATAAGCCGCTGGCTTAATAACCTGCTCAGAAAGACTGGAAAGGTTCATGGCCTTTTCTTTTGCTGTAATTTCTACAGAAATATCGAAAAGTTTTTCGACAGTCAGTGATCGTTTTGATTCACGACTCTCTTGAGGCTCAATCGCAGTTGAAAATTCTTTGGCTTCGTACTCGGGGCGAGTAACAATCCGAACGGTAGAGCCTTTAGCATAACCGTCTGCGGTTTTGTTAAAATCAGAGCTAATATCTTTAGCGGCAAGTTTCGTAATATTCAGCCCATCCTCAAGATGAACCAGAGCTTCAGACCCGATTGAGTCCATTTCTTCAAAAGCATTTGGCATTTTTTAATTCTCCAAAAAAATTAAATATAAAAAAATAAGTTTATTTTTTTGGAGATTGCTGAAAAAAGAAAAAGGCCAATTAACAGAACAAAAACCAAAAAACTTTTTGCGTCCTGCCACTTGGCCTAACCTTGTGGGATGGGGAAATACTGCTATATAAGCACCAAACTAAGCGAGAGCCTGACCCTCGCCCTATGGTTGCTTACATCTTCTAGCCTATTAGCGCCAGCCTAGCCTTTGCTAATAGAAGCGGTAAACCCGTAGGGGATACTGGGAAGATATTGATAATCGCCTTATAAATCAAGCCTTTTTTTGCTCTTTTTGCAAATCTTTTAGCCGTCGATACTCGGCCTGATCGCCAGCCGCCGCCGCTGCTTTCAGCTTTGAATCTATGCTGTTTTTATCGCCGCCACTGGGTGGCTGTCCAGAGCCGGAGGAGTTCGGGAACAAATGAGGCGCAGAAGTTTTTAAACTTTCAATCCACTCTGCGTTTGTTAATTGCCCATCTTTTCCAGAAATTATTTCGCCATTTTTTCGAGGAACCGCATTAAAAGAATCGCCGTCGGCTTCTAAAACAAAAACCTGCTTTGCTCGCAAAACAACATCATCAATGGCCTCTGGAATTCCGCCTTGTTTTACAAATTCCGCTGTAATGCTAGTGTCGATGATTAAATCGCGAATTAAATCATCTTTTTTGTTTGAACCACTTAACAAAGTATCACGCTCGCTTGTTAAATTTTCAATTTGAGAATTTGTGACAGCGCGTTCTTTTTCAAGACGTTTATTTATCACTTCTTCATGCTTGCCTTCAGAAATCAATTTTAACTCTTCATTATCTGAAAAAGTTTTCAACATTGTTTTCATTTCTGTTGCATCAATACCCTCAAAAGCGCTTAAGGAATCCTGAGAAGTTTTTAATTTATCCAAAATTTCTTGATTTTTTGTTTTTAAGCCCGTGGTTTGTTCGTCAACAGCCCTCGCAATTTCAGCCGCCATTTGCTCTTTTGTGAATGTTTGCTCGCCGCCGCCGCTGCCGCCTTCGCCGCCCTCGCCACCGTCAGCCATAGAAAAAACACGATATTTGAAAAATTTATTGCCTATAAACATTTTTTAACCCTCGATTGATCGCCATATTTTTTACAAATGTAAAAAATTCTTTTTACAACAAGCTGTCTAAACTTATGTTTGAAACAGAACCCAATGAACCTAAACCGGAATCCGGTAAAAATTCAGTCAATCTTTTTCCGCCTAAAAATTCACTAGCTTTAGCCCGACTATTTAAAGCGTCTGAGACGAAATCTTTAGGCTGTCGCCTTAACCATTTTTCGTAATTACTTTGAGTCGTGGTATTTTCAATTTTATAAATACCCCTTTCACGACTGTTCTTTGTAAACTTTCGCACTTTACCTGTGCGTGTGTGCTTGTCACCAAATGTATAATTTTCGTCTGCTACGACGGCTGTCCGTTTTAATCTTTTATTATCCCCTCGAATGTAAGGAAGCGAAGACGAGCGGCAATTAAAATGAATAGCTCCCGGCCCAGCCCCCCACGGGATTCCGTGATTGATAGGCTGATAATCGTTGTCGTATTTTAATTGGTCACGAATCCCGCAAATGTTTGGAGTCGTCCGATTATCCAGAATTGAACTCCAAATTCTACCGTCAATAAATTCTGAATTTTCGACTAATGAATCTTCACGAGCCGTTGTCGATAACACTTGCATATAAGAGCGCGTGAGCGTTGTTATATTATGTTCAGAATGCGTCATTGTGGAAAACAACAAGCCCTGTGCATCTTTTGGAGAAGCACCATTCAACCAAGCCAAACGCAATTGGTCAGTTATTCTTTTAGAATTTTTAACCCCCAAATCAGCAAACAATTCGTCGAAAGTTGAACCTTGATAAATATGCTTAGACGCTATGGAGGCAGACGTTCTAGCCCGTTTTGACAAAACAACCTCGGAACCAAAAGCTGAAGAAAGCGCCCTATCATTCCACAATATTTCTTTATCGAAAAGAACCTCACCAAGTTTTTTAATATCAGGCTGAGCAGTCGTCGCATAAAAATTATCAATTTCTTTTGCAATCTCTACAGAAAGAATTGTAAATTTTGAAGGTGTTAAATTTTCATATTTAAATAATATTTCTTTCAATAAATCGGCATGAACTTTTTTTAGCTTAGTCTTTAAAACAAGGGCTTCCCGGTCGGAAACCCTTGCAACTTGAACGGCCCTTTGTAGATATTGATCCGTTATTGAAATCTCCATTTTATAAAACCGGGATTTCGTTTTGCAAATCTTTTAAAATATCTTCATCCGTTCGGTCTGCGCGAAGCGCTCCGACTGATCTCAAGTAATACAATAAATCAGCATGGGGAATTCCTTTCAAACTCCACAAGGTAGCCATCGCGGTTTTATCTTGAGGTGAAGATTCTTTTTCTGAGAAATCAAGATTTGCATCTACTACTACAGCACCCGTATCACTTGACCCGTGGTATTTATTCGCGATTTCTAAAGCCGCCTCCAAACCCCTAGCCGCCTGACTACAAATTTGAACCAAGGAAACGCCATCATCACTTTTTCGCAACGACATCGCCTCGCCCGATTCTTTCTGATTTCCCTGTTGTGCAAAAAAACTAGACCCGTACTGGGATGCCTCATTAAATAAATCATTTATGGTGCTTTGAATATGATCGAGCGCGCTTGTATCTGTTTTCGGATAAAAAGCCTTTGCCTCTGGATTTGGTAAAGTTACAACGATATTAGACCCTAAAAATTTAGGGGCCTCACTCTCACCCGTGATAAATAAAGTAGGGTTGCACGTTTGAAATCTTGAGCTTGCCGCGTCTGCATTTTCTCGATAAATAGTTAATGCAATATCAGAAATACCCAGCAAAGGAAGCTCGGAAGGTTTGGGGGAGTTTCCATAAAGGCCGATATTTACAACGGGGATTTCACTCAATGTAGACCCTTGTTTTGAATAAACCCCGCCATCGACTAATTTTTCATCGTCACCGGAAAACTTAGCCCAAGATGCGGAATTATTCACCCCTGAAAATAAATGTAAAAATTCATCGTCACCATCTTTTTCGCCTAAATAAAAAACGGATTCAGTTAGCTTTCTCTCACCCGAATCGATGGACGTTTCCCAATTCGTATTTGTAATGGCTGGGTAAATTGTAAAAAAACAATTATTATTCGCCTTGTTTATATCGACAAGCAGGCTAACTTTCCCGTTTGCAATTAACTCGCCAACAATCAGCTCGTATAGGGAAAAAATATCATCACCATCAGCTGTGCATAAATCTAATAAATATTCCAAATGGTTTGGTAATTCAATAACAGGTTTTTTCTTGCATGAAACTCCAACCATTTTACGCTTAGCAATTGCGGTTATGTCTGGAAACCTCGCTCGCATCAAATACGCTCTGTAGGCTGGGTTATTATGCCACCACGGTATTTCTGATTTCTCAAAATTAAAATCGGCATTTAATCCAGAATTAGAAACTTCAACTTCTAACATGCTCGATGGCATGGGTAAATAAAGTTCGTTTTGTTTTTTAATTCGAGCCGAACCTTCTAGGCAATCTTCGACTTGCCTATAAGAATGTTTACGCTTATCAAATTCTTTGTGAGTTTTTAATACGCTTGAAATCGACATTTAATAACCTCTCCTAACCGCTTTTGATTTAAGTTCTTGCTTATCTATTGGGCAAACTTTTGTGATTAAATAACCAACGCCGTCAGGGAGGTGATCTAAATTATTTGATTTATCAGGAACACCATTTGAATCGTAAACTTGTTGCTCTAAACAGTTTGTTAATTGTGGGCATTTTTCTACATTTACAAAATAATGCCTTTCATATTTTCCATTGCATACTTTAGCATTAACATTAGCCACACGATCTTTAATCAAAGGGTTTGCGTGATTTACGTGGACTGAAAATTTAGCCGCGTAAAGTTTTTGCAAATCCGTTTCGCTAGTGTTTGAAGAAACCCGCCTTTTTCCCGTGGCATCTGGGTAAATGTTTATAGGGTTATTTGGGTAGCGCTCTTTAATTATTGCAATTTGAACATCGGTATCAAACGCCTCTGATATTTCATCGACCGCGTGTAAATCATCACCGCGCATTACGTGAATAGATGATGCCCCGAACATCACATTGAAGTCACAGCCTATATACAAAGGCTCTTCGCCATTTACAGTTTCAGAACTATTGTTTAATTCCCTATCAAAATTTGGGTAAACTGATCCGCTTGTTAAGTTTACGAATTCCCCATTTAAATAAGCCTCGGCTAATTCTGGCGGGTAAGTTTCCAAAAGGCTTGATATATAATCATCAGGTAAATTCGCCTCATTTGAATAAGTCGAAGCCTTTACAAAACCATAACTTTCTGTTCCTTTTTTTACCCAGCGGTCATAAGCAAAATTAAAACCTTCAGGCGTGGTATACGCGGAAACCCTATTGTCAAAGGTTTCAAATTGAATTTTGTCATTTTTTAAAATTGGATTTCCGGCTTCATCAATCAAAGGAATTTTATTGCCAGCGTGATCTAAGATAAAAACTTTTTGCCTATTTCTTGCTATGATTTTGTTCCATGCGCCCGTAGCCTGAGCCTGTGGAACGGTATCAATTTCATCTATGTGGCTTCTGAAAACTTCATAACCAACGATCCTTTGTGGCCTATCAATTGAGCGCAAAATGATTTTATTCCCGCCCTCGATTTCAATAATATAATCTGATTTATTTATTTTATAAGGGACATCCATTTCCATTAAAAAATCTTCTAAATATGGAATCGTAATTAGCTTTAACAAATCATAGGTAGGCGCATAACACCCTATAGAAACGCCTTCAAACTCCAAATCCATCAAAACAGAAACAGTAAGCGCCGTTGACTTGCCAGAGCCAAAACCCGCAACAAAAAGCGGATATTTTTTATCCAAATTTAAAAATAGCTCTTGTGGCTCAGTTAAGCTAATCTCTTTCATGCGACAATTTTAAAACTTCATCCCGCGTTAAAACTTTGGTAAAACAAGTATTCTTTAAAACAATTTTTCCATTTTCTTTATATTTTACGGGCTTCGGTTTAAATTTCTTTGGCTTAAAAACATTTGGGTTTCCGTTAAATCTAAAATGATTGACCTTCCTCTCCCGTGTTTGGACATCACCATTTGAATTTGCTTCATAATTTGGAAAACCTTTTATAGAAACCCAACCGGACATGAAAAATACCTATTCAAATTTAGAAAATAAAAAATCGCAATATTCTTTTAATTCTGTAAAGCCAACGCGCCTAGCTTTTCTCCCAGCGTTTACAACCTCTCGATAGGTAGCGCCTTTCTTGACGAAAACCCTATTTACAAAGCATATTTGAGCTTTTGGCGTTGCAAAATTATCTCTTGAAAACTCAGCGAGAGAGTTGGCTGAGATATTCTTAAAACTATTTAAATATTCACGAACTGAATAATCATAGGCGTTGTTAATATTCATAATCAATGCACTGAATCAGATTGTATTTTACATAGTGGGTTGTCAATTTTTCCCCTGATTTCGATTAGCGCAACCTCTAAAAACAAAGCAGTTTCATCCAAACTGGGGAAGGGGCTGCTTATATCAAGAATTCCATTTTGAAAAGAAAGTGATATTTGAAAATGATCGTCATCATTGTCGCTCATTTAAAACCCCCTTCGCCCATTCAATATAACGGGCTTCATCCAAACGTATAAAACCGGCGTTTAACCCTATATTTTCAGCACTTATTAAAAATTCCCATGACCGGGATCGGTTGACTCGAAAGGAAACCACCGGAATATAATTATGACAAAAACCGTTTTCATCTTTTACCGCTGCCCGAACTTGCAGCCACCAGTTTTTTAAATTTAAAGTTTCGACCCTTTTTATTTCATAAGCAAAAGGAAAAACTAAAACGTCAGCACCAGACGATCTAACTTGCTCAAGATTTCTTTCTGGTTTTTCAGGTAAGTCAAAATTTTTAAAAAGCCAATCACAGAACTCACGTTCCCCGCGTTGACCTTTTGATCTACTGTTAATTTTTGCCATGATCTGCCAAATAAGAAATTATATCATTAAATGTTTTTAATTCTGCGAAAGAAATCAAGCTAATAAACAAATTAAATTTTTCTTCCAATGCCATATTGAAATCAATTTCAGCATCAGAAGTCCAAGCAGAAACCCTAAAAGGTTCGTGGCTAACTATCGCGGGAACCCCTGTTGATTTTTCGTAAACCTCGCCAACGTCGGATAAAATACCCATTTTTTAAGCACTCTTTGGAAAATTATGATGAAGTAAAAGCCCTTTTTTATTAGAGCTTTCGGTATTTATCTTATTTTTCTTAACAAATTTGCTGCCATCTAATTCAACATGGCCGCTACATAATAAAATAGTTTTTGCGATTTCGTTTGCTTCGCGTGAGTCTGTTAAAATGCCAGAAAGCCTACCCAGCAAGACCCCCGCGACATGACCAGCGATCCAATTATTTGTACTTTCGTGAATTAGTTTTAAAATATCTCGCTGTTTCTTTTTAAATTTTCTATCACCAAAAGCGGAAATACTCTCTTCAAAATTGCAGACCATAGCCATCTGTTGAAAAAGGGCGAGTTCGTCATCACTCTTTACCGTGTCGTGAATGGTGATTCGATCCGACTCTTCGCAATCCCCGCAGTGAATACCCCACTCGATAGCAAGACTTCTGGCAATATCCGTAGGTAGTCCGGTCGGGAATGCGGCCATGAATTATTATTCCAGAAAAAGTATTCCGTATTTTAATCTTTTTGAATAATTAACTCAACGATAAAAGACATAGTTTATCAACATGCTATCGTCGATTCGATACCAGCCTAGATAATGGCCGGGATAATCGGTCATGCAATCACCAGTATGGCAAGTTAAAAATTCAACTGGAGTGGTATTGGCTTCGACATCTACAAGGGCGGTGAAAACTAAAACCCCTTGTTTCATAGACATTCCCAAAGATTCAAACCCAATAGGCAAATCCAAAACCTGTTCGGGTTCCTCTTTTAAATTATAATCTACGATCATCAACATGATATAAATCTCCAGTTGTTAAGGCTTTATCAGAACTCAATGAAATTCTTATTTTTTCAGCTCTTGCACCAATTAACAAAAGTTGAAAAACTCGCGGTTTTTTCTCATGCCATTTTCTGAGCATTTCCAAGGTTTCTCCAGTTATTTTCGACATTTCTCGAATGCCCTCTAACCCGCCTTTTTTGCATTGTTCATCAGGTCGCATTCCCGCCTCCCTCGCCTAACAAGGCTCTATTTCGGGACGCTGCGCTCCCCAAAGCTAATGGTTGTAAGGCGTTAGCCTCTTGCTGTTCTGTCTTTCGCCCGCACCATTTTTCACGCTTATTTGTTGCATCTGTAAAGGCATCTAAGCAATCTATCATATATTCAGCTAGTATAAAATCCGGTGTATCACTTTCACTCTCAAGACTATGCCCGTTAATAATCTCTCTTAACTTCTGTTCAAATATTGTCATTTTTTTAAATCTCCGTAAAATTCGTCAAATATTTCTAAAACAGTTTTGTAATTTTTATCTGATCTATCACGCTTTACCAATTCTTTGTTTTCTTTTACAAAATTACGGGCAGCTTTTTTAACACGGCCAACCTGACCACCATGCATATTTATTGGAAAATAAAAATTACCCTCGTAATAATACAAACTGCCCGTGGTTCTTCCATCAAGACAAATAACCTTTTCTAAAATTACGTTTTGCATTTTGCCCTAGCATTCCAGAGTTTTTTACCCGATTCTTTACTTTTTCCAGTAGGCCCAATTCCTTGGCATTCACAGCAATATACCCAAGATGGATCAGTCCTCAAATTATGACTTCCGCAAAATGGGCAGTTGAGTAAATCATTTTTTCTAAAAATTGTTTTCTTTTTTTTGAAATCAAAACGCAAAATTGCTTTTAAATCTTCACTAAGTCCCATTTTAAAATCTCCCAGTTTTTATAGAGCGACTATTATACTAGCCCTATTTTTCAGTTAAACCCCAAAAAAAATAAACAGGCTGCGCGAGTTCGCTAGAATCCAAAACAGACAAACTCACCACCGCGAACCCTGAAACCCCTATTTCTATAGGGTTTGCGAGCGCACCATTTTGGAACACAGTGACCCCAGTAGACCCCCTTGCCATTTGGCCCATAAATAGAACTCGATTTTAATTATTGGTCACGTTTTCGGCCTAAAAAGCCTGTTTTTCAAAAAGTAATAAAATAAAAAATTTTTATAAGATATTAGAAAACTTTAATAAATGTCACTCTCAACACACTGTTTTTCTGTACAGTGGTTTTCTAGCACTACCTTAAAAAGCTAATGGCGCACCTCTCAGGCCACTTTAAAAAGCACACCCTATACCCATGCACTGGGGTACTTAATAAAAACGCTTAGACCCCCTTTAAATTAAGCCTTATCGATCATTTTCCGTGGGGGTGAAGTGAACCACTTTTATTAGTGCCTGCGAGAAAATAAAATATTTTATTTTTTAAAAATTTAATTCGAGCGCGTTCCAAACACTACCTTTTTACTACCTTTTTTACTACCTTACGTGATAGTTAAGTTGTTGATAAATAAGTATATAAATTTTCAAAACCCTCCTTAGTAGTAAAACCTTCCGTTTCCAAAGGGTGTCACTTTCGGAGCTTGTTTTTATTTTTTTATTCGTTCTATCGCAATATGTCCATTTTCCAGCCCCTCCCCTCTAGCGCCCTCGAAAAATTTGGTATTTCGCTACAAGTCAGCCTTTTATTTTTTTTTTCCTTATTTTTCAACGATTTAATTTTTCACCAAGGTAGCACGCAAGGTAGTAAAACGGTAGCGAAGGTAGTAAAAAAACACTACCTTGGGAAAACTCGCAACCCATTGGCAAATAACAAGTTTTTAAATGTCAAATTTTAAAAGACTGTATATCCATACAGTTTTGGATACTTTTTGTACAGAAAAAAAGCCTTTTTCTATTTGTCAAGGGAAAAGCCGAGATATTTTTGTAAAATCGACCTGATTTATTTTTTTGCCAAAAAAGGGGCTATTTAAACAAATTTAGGGTAGCAAAAAAACAAATGGCGAAAATAAATATTTTCTCAAAAACACCCGAAAACAGGGTATTTATAGGGCAAAACAGCACTTTCTAAATTGCAACCCCACAAAAAAGCGAGGTCGTACTGTATGTATATACAGTAGTAAACTCGCAAAAAGAGGCTAATTGAATTCTAACGGGAGGGGTATTTTAAAAGTTTGGGAAAATAATCGCTAAAAAATATTTTTTCGCAAAAGGATTTTTTATTCTGGAAGGTTCATTAAGCTAAAATCACTTGTTATTTTGTAACCGATCTTGCTTTTGCAGCCTAAAATATGCAATTGTTCTCTTTTCATTTCGACTAACTGACCACTTCGGATCATATAATTTAGTATTTTTTCCAAACCAGTTTTTGGATTAAACGATAAAGGGTCATCGTCTAACTCTGTCAGCAAAGCGTTATTCCTGACTACCTGCTTTAAATTGCCCAGTGTAAAAATACCCTGTTGTCTTAAATCTAAAGATGGTGTTTTTTTACTTTTATCACCGTATTTATTTTGCAGCATGTGAACGATAGGTCGATAAACTGCGGATTTTGCAATATTGTCTAAATTATCAACGCCTTCATGGGTGAAGGTTAATTTTATAAATTCTAATTCTTGCTCCACGGCCATCGTTGCCCATTCATATTCATCGTCGCCAATTTTACTTTTTCCGTTGTAAACAGAAATTACTGATGCCATTTTTAAAACCTTGGCCCACGCCCTTGAGCATAGGGTTCGGCGTAAATTGTCGCCTTCCATTTTATATTTATTTTCTAAATCAACCCATCTTTTAGAGTCTTTGTAATACTTTTTAGGAATTCCCACATCAATTATCTTGTAATCTACATCTGATTTTTGAGCGGTTAAGCAGAGCGTTACTAAGTCATTTATTTTTTTTCTGGTTTCTTTTCTAAAATCGGTACGCATGTTTTCATTAAAATAATTTTTATTTTCTGTACTACGCATAAGCCACATGCGAGCAATTTCCCCTGATAGCTCAGAGGATTTCGTTTTCATCGAGTTTAAATAGCTGCGTGGTGTCGATATTGAAACCATCGAAAGCGCTGGACTTTCTAAATTAGGAATAGAATTATTTTTATCAGAATAGCCCTCATTTCCTGAGAATTTTTGAAAACCTGAACTTGTGAATAAATCAAGAGTTGCACGACTTATACCTTGTTGGTCGCCACTTTTTGATTCTGATAAAAGCCCAGCTTCCTCTAAAATACATATTCGAGACATGCCATCTTGTAGCATATCAAAAATTGCTTTAGGCCCCGTGAATCGAGAGTATCCCGCAAAGTTAGCGCCTTGATTTAATGGGCCACCTCTTAACGCTCTATTTATCGAGTCTTTTAAATTTGCCTTACCTATACCAGAATCAGCGAGAATCGTTATATATAGGTTTAAGCCGAAACCGGAAACATTAAATTTTCTGCCAGTTATACCAGCGATTAAACCAATACCCGCAGCGATTGAAATTATCTTATTGGGATGCGGTGCCATTTCTAAAATTTCTTTACAAAGATCGCCCATGTCGCCGGGAGGGAAAGTTAGGCGACTCCCAAAAACTTCATCATCTGTGGGATCGAGCAAACTTTCCACATCTACGTCGTCGCTGGTATCTTCGTCCTCTACTTTATTTATTGCGCTATCGATGCACTCTAATAAATGTTCATCGCTGGCACGGTCATCAAATTCCTCACGGCGTTTTTCCACGGGAACGCCTTGCATAATAGACTTTAAGCAAAAAAGCGCGACTTCGCGAGGGACGTTGTTATTGACCAGTGATAAGGAAATTGAAGCTAGAGAGTTGTGATAATTTTCTGAATTTATTATTTTCTCTATTGAGTCTGGCAAATTAAAATCTGAGTTTAAAGAGGATTTTTCCTCTTTTTTCTCTTTTTCCAATTCTGGATAGATTTCGTGTAATTCATCCCAATCAAAAGTTTTGCCGGTTCCTTTGATAAAAATGACGGAATCTTGATCGACTGCTTTTTTATTATTCAAGAAACCCGGTAGGCGTAGGACGCGGCTTATGTCCCGCGCATTAGGATCACAACCCCAGTTCGCCACCATACCCATCATTACGGCTTCCCACTGTGCGAACTCAGTGGTATTCGTTAGCCAGTAGTAGTGATATTTGTTTTTTGATGAACGAACTATAAAGGAAGGCTCTATCGGGAAATCATCACGCGGTTCGATTTCTATAGAATCATCTTCTACCCAAATAGCTCTACAATTGGTTACGTTTTTCTTTTTGCGTTGTGGTGTTCCTTTTTCGTTAAAGGTGCCATCTGTTTTATTTACAGTTACATAGACGCAATAGCCTTCATCGTTAGCTCTTTGTAAATCGTCAAAAAGATCAACTAAGGTGCCATAAAAAGTTTTTGGTGGTTTTTGCTTTCTGTAATCAAAACAGGCAAATAAAAATTCTGTGTCATTTGGCGCTAAAAGTTCTAAGTATTGTTTTTGTTGTTTCATCCAGTTTCCAGTTTTTTGGTCGAGCAATAGAACTGAGCATTATGCGGGAATTGACTTTGTAATGATAGAGCGAAAAAATTTTTTGCCTGTTGTTCGTGAAAAAAATGGTGATATGGTAAGCCTTCGGCTGGAGAGCAAACGATATGCAAACACTATTAGAACAGGCTATTTCTCTATTGAGTGAGATTTCAGATAGCCATTGTGACCTAGATAGCTGTGATTACAATGCCTGCGATGTCGATCCTTGCTGCTTTTGCGTGAAAGTCGAAAATTTAAAATTGAAACTGGAGAGCGAATGATGGATATTAAATTAGAGCTTGAAGAATGTAGTATTCAAGATTCTATTTCTTGTGGATTTAAACAGGGTTGGATCAGTGGGGGATCAGATGATTTTTCAGTCGAATTATTTTCTAGCGCGGGGGGCGGGAATAAGTTTTTGCAAATTACTTTCCACCACGATAATCAAGTTAGATATTTTCGCGCTAATATGGACGAGTTTTTAAGGCAGTTTATCGAGAGTATGCTGGAGAACGAAAATGGATAATCAGGAATTAAAAAAAGAACAATACGTTCTAGGATTTTATTTTGATAAACAGCGCGAAAATGTTGTTTTAATAAGAAAAAATAGACCCGAATGGCAACGTGGATTTTTAAACGGTGTTGGTGGAAAAATTGAGCCGGGTGAGGAACCCCGTGACGCTATGATTCGAGAGTTTAAAGAGGAAGCCCGCTCGATTGTTTTGGATTGGTCATATTTCGGCATAATCTCAGAGGAAAGTCTTGACGTTCATTGCTTTAAAGCCTCAGGGAGCCTAAGTAAAATTGGTTCAACTGGGGACGAACTGATTTTTAAGGTTCCAATATTTGAATTGCTAAATCCAACGTGTAATATTTTACCAGATGCAAATTGGTTAATTCATTCGGCATTGGATGATAATGCTAAGTTTTTAAAAATTAGATATTCTAGGGGTTAAAATGAGTAATCAAGATCAAGATAAAGTAAATGATTGCATAGATGATTTAAAAAAATTCTTTGGCCTATACCCTTATGAGTTGGGAAATATCGTGGAAAACGATGGTGACTTTTTAGACTCCGTTCGGAAAAAATATAGTCATCTTATTTTTCAGGAAGCAGAAAGTCAAATTGCAAAAATAAACGCACGTGGTGACAAAATGAATCGTGAAGAAGAATTAGAAAAACTGGAAGAAGTGCGAGAGAAGTTCGAGAATAAAACAAAGGACGGGCTTGAAGTCCGATTTTATGACTATGTTGAGAGCAGAAAATATCCTATTATCGGGAGCTTCTGTATAGATGGGGAATGGAGGTCTTCAAGCTGGACGAGTGAAGGCGCACACACAAAGAGGACTAGACCAGCTTTCCATAGAGACTTAGTGCTAAAAAAGAAAAATTTACCAAAAGATATTTTGTGCGAAGTTTGGAACGGCGACACGGATAATCCTATTGTCAGCCAAGAAGTGTATTCCGATGGATGCAGCCGTTTTTTCATAGGGGGTAAGGATAGTTTTCTAGGAAAAGAAACCCGCAGTTTTGATAATTTCAAAGTAATTGAAAACCCTATCCGCCCGTGGTTCGGGGGTGAATGTCCGGTTCCAGAGGGTTTAAAACATCAAGTCTTTATAAGAAGCAGATGGTATGACGGGGCGATTATGTGTGATTGGCAGTGGAAATTTGACAAAGCCTACGACATTACCGCTTATCAAATTTTGGGAGAAAAATAAAATGTACGATCTCCCTATAAATTATGATGAATTGCATTTTTCAGAAAGAAAAAAAGTGCGTGAGCAATACATAGAACAGCAAGACGGACTGTGTTTTTATTGCAAAAGCCGTCTTGATGGCCCCCCTGCAAAAAGTGTTCGTCGTAAAAAAATCAACAAACGTCTATTCCCAAAAAACTTTTTTAGATACCCAGTTCATTTACATCACAATCACGATACATCGATGACTATTGGAGCTGTGCATAACTATTGCAATGCAGTCCTATGGCAATATGAAGGAGAATAGTAGGATGAAACCAATTGAAAAATTTACAAAAAAGCAATTGATTGAAGAATTAGAATTTTATAAAAAAGAAAATCAAGAATTAAAAAACGAAATTCTAAATTTGAAAAGTGAAAGAAGAAGCCTAAAGCAACAACTTGGGGAGCTTAACAAAAAAAATTCAGACTGCGAAGAAAAAATAAAAAATATTCAGGATACAATATTTACAATCGCTCAATGGGAATATCCCGGCGTTCTTTTTCCCGAAGAAGATAGAAAGGATACCGATATTGGCTTGCGGTTATTAACTAAATTTTATATTTTGAGTAGTTAAAAATGAACGAAATTAAAAAAGATTACGAAGAAAAAACAAATTGGCTTAAAAAAAGCTGTGAAGATTTTTGTGGAAAATATGTCTCTGAGGGAATGTTTCCCAATTCTAGTATTGCTGAAATTTCTTTTCATAAACTGAGGTATGAGCGCGTAGAGCTAGACCCCGCTGATCGCTATATTAGCCGTGATTGGCTGCAATCCCACGGGTATTCTAGGATGGTGGGGTTTGGCGATTTCTTGCCGCATCCACATTTACCGGGGCGGGGGTGAAACGTGGCTAAATATAAAAATCGAAATCATCAGATAGAAGCGTTCCAATTACCATTTGAGGATGAATCACCAGAAGAGTTTTTAAAATGGGCTAATGAATTCGATCTTGAAAATTTCACAAGTGAAAGAAATGGTGAAATCTGCATAAAAACAGTGTCTGGAGAGGTTATTGGGGAGCCGGGAGATTTTGTTCTATACGATGAAAAACAAGGTTTCACCGTTTGCATTAAAGAAATGTTCAACCTAATTTATTCACCGGAATAGTAAGGATTAAATATGGACATTTCAGAAATAGCTAAAAAAAGAATATTAGCCGAACAAGAAATTCTAAAAATCTTAAAAGATTTTGAACAAGAAACTGGCTTATCTGTTACCTATGTAGCTTTAGATTTTCATAACATAGGGGACATTTCAAATAAGCAAAAAAGAATTGTTGCAGATGTTTCGCTAGGGGTTGAATTGTTTTAAAACTGGAGAAATAAAAAATGTATAAAGATTTTATAATACCGATAGGGATTTATGTTTTGGTTTTGTTTATAATCTTTTTTTCTACGCAAGCATTGCAACATTATTGGGATAATCAAGATCAAAGAACGAAAGGCCAAATTTATATGCAAAAAGCCTGTGCAAAAATTATTCATAATTATTTAGAAAAAGAGTTAGATTGCCCGAGGGTAAAACCACAACCACATAGCGAGAAATGAAAAATGGAATTAACAATTACTGTTCAGGCTAAAGGTTCCGGTTTTAATTTGGGAGTTTATAAAGTTGTTCCAGAGCCTTTTACTGCTGCTTTTCAGCCACTGGTAGCCGTAGACGACCCCTTCATGTCAGCAATAACAGGTGAGCTGATGGTTGGAAGTAGCGATCTCGATATTAAATTAAAACTAAGAAAGGACGCGGCAGAATATATTGCCGCTGAAATTGCAGATGTTTTAGTGAAAGAAATGAAAAAATTTGACACATTAAACGGGTATAAAATAGATGAAAATTAAAACTTTAGATGAAACAGCTTTAGAAAATTACAAAGAAATAAGAGACTTAGCAAAGAAATATAAAAAACTTGAAGAATCTTTACGGGATGATATTTTTGAAATTCTCAAATCTGAAAATCCCGAAGCTAAGTTTGAAAATGGTATTTTGAAATTAAAAAAAGATGTTGGCTCGGATGAAGTTGTTTGCGCTCAAAAAATAACGAATTCTATAACAGCAGAATTTCAAAAAGAATTGAGAGACGATTTTGATAAATTGAGTGCTGAGGAACAAGAATGCTTCAGTTTGAGATATTCTGTAAATGCGAATTACAAGAAAAAAGGCAAAGGTGGGCAAATAGATTATTATGTAACGTCAAAGCCAGCCAAATGCACAATTGAAATTTCGTAGCTTGTTTTGTAAAAAGTACCCGCTATAATGTGTGTTATGTCGCCCTGTCGCGTAGGCTTTCTCTCCAGTTTTCCTATGCCATTCGTTGCTGAGGCAGGGCGGCATTCTTTGAAAACTGGATGAATATAAAATTTAATTTTTCAAAACTGGAGAAAATAAAATGCAATATTTTATTTTGTTTTTGATTATCTTTTCAATTTTTTGGTCTGTTTGTTCAATTCTTAGTTATGGGTTTTCATTAGCCTATTTTCAGAAAGAATTTCCAGATATTTCAAAGGATCAATATCTGGATGATATTTGCTTTTCCCTTCGCTTGTCCATACTAGGCCCAGTATCCCTTTCTGTTATCATTCAAGAAAAAGGATATGTCCACGGCTTGAAGTTTTTTTAATGCTCGATCACTACGGGCTAGAGGAAGCCGACCTAAAAGAATCAAACCTTTTAAAATCTGATTTATTTAAAGCTCTTGATTGTTTTGGGTTTTCCGCAAAAAATCCCGATTTAAAAATCGGAAAATTAAATTTATTTTATTTCGTAGATAGCCAAGGAGACTTTATAGAAAAAGCAGATACTAAAGAAAAGAAAATCGCCAAAGCTGTTTGGGGGAAACTACCCATTAAAGATAAAATTGAAATTGCAGAATACATAAACTGGAGTGAAGAAAATGTATGAAGAAATTATTGAAAAAACTACTTCTGAAGCATTGGAATTTTTTAAAAAACTTGATTCTGTTGAATCGGTTAGCGATATTGAAAAGATATATGATGATGTAGAATCAGAGCTTACAAATTCTATTTGCAAATATATCTTTTTTATGAAAAAGGCAATGCAAAACGATTACTATTTTGATATTATCAGGGAGAGATTTAATCAAAAGGTTGATGATATTTTTGACAGTGTTAGAAATATGGATAAACTTGATAGCTGATGTTTGGATATTATCCGTGTCGGTGCGGGAATTGCCGAACTAGAAAAACACTAGCGCGGCATCCTGAAAATTATAAAATACCGCCGCGCTGTCCATCTTGCTTAAAGAGAAAATTTAAACTTGATAAATATCGCAAAAAACTGGGGCCAAGTGAAAAAAGAAAAACTTGCTATTGTGACGGCTTATCCTTCCCACACCGGGAAGGAGGCTCGATCTTTTGCAGCTCACACCCGCTAGGGCCAACAGAAGAAGACTTACAACAACTTTACCAAAGGTGAAAGAATGAATTATCTAATTGAAAGTGAAAGAACAGAAAAAAAGTTCCCAAATGGATTGGGTATCCGTGTACGAGAGCATGATGCATTAGCACGGTTGATTCAGCAACTTATCCCGCTTGAGAAAGAAATAAATTCTATAAAAAAAGAAATAATTTATTCAGAGGAAATTTTTGAAAGTTCTAAAATACAACTTTCTAAATTTGAATCAGAAATGTTGCACTGCATACTGGGGATTATTTCGGAATCCCTAGAGTTATCTATCCAGTTAAATAATAATTTTTGCGAGGGGAGAGAATACGACAAAAAAAACCTATGCGAAGAGTTTGGTGATCTGGAATGGTATCTCGCAATGGGCTATCGACTTTTAAACAAGACTCAGGGGGAAATTCAAAACGGGAACATCAAAAAATTAAAAAAACGATTTCCTATAAAATTCACAAACGAAAAAGCATTGAATCGTGATTTAGAAGGTGAAAGCAAAATCCTAAACGAAAACTTTGGAGATTAAGAAAATGGCAATTGAAGTTCAAGAAATAAACGAATTGATCGATGATTCTGGATTAAAACTCGCTATTTATGGAATGGCTGGTTCAGGAAAAACCACGCTATCCACCACCACGGGCGGCTCCACAATTATCATATCAATGGAAGGCGGTTTATTATCTATTAAAAATCCGCCTAAAAATGTCAAAGGTATCAAACTGGAAAATGCAGACCAGCTTGATGAATTGCATGATTTTTTTGAGGGGGAAAAAATTTGCGATTGGTTAATTTTAGATTCCGGTTCTGAAATTGCCGAAATGATTTTTGAGGATGAAAAGGAAAAAACCGACGATCCTAGAAAATTATACCCAGCCTTTCAATCAAGGGTTATTTCTGAATTTAAACGATTCAGAGATTTGCAAGATTACAACGTAATGATAACCTTCAAAATGTTGAAAATTGTAAATCAGGAAACCGGCTTAGTCACCTATCAAATCGATATGCCGGGAAACAAGCTAGGCCCACAAATTCCGTATTTATTCGATCTTGTTTTTGCCATTCGCGCCGAAGATATTGAGGACGGCGAACCTGGTGAACAATACCGTATTTTGCAAACCAAAAAAGATGACGTTTATACTGACGTGAAGGCGCGTTTGCCAAAAGGAATAACCCTCGAAATGTTTGAGGAGCCAAATTTAGCGAAGATTTACAAAAAAGTTCACGCTGAATAAATTGTTTTTTAATTAAATTAAATAGGAAAAAATATCATGGCAAAGTTACCCGGTTCGTTTAATTCAAGCAAACAGAAAGGTATGGACGATTTAGAAGCACTCCCACGGGATCGATATACTCTTGAAGTCCAGACAACAGATTATGCTCAAAATAAAAAGAAAAATGGGCATATTCTAAAAGTTAAAATGAAAGTTTTAGGCGGTAAATATAATGGCCGAATAATTTTCAGAAATTTAAATCTCGACAATCCCAGCGCGACAGCCGTTGAAATGGCTAACAAAGAGCTTACATCTATCGCTCAAGCTTGCGGGGTAGTGGTTACGGATGAAAGCTCTGTGATTCACGGTATCCCTTTTGAAGCTGATTTGACCATTAAAACCGGGAGTGGTGATTATCCAGATTCAAATGATGTTAAAAAATATTATCAGAAAAAGGGCATTGCAAAACCCCAAAAACCGGGCAGCGATTCAAGTTCTGAAAAACCAAAAAGCAAATTAAAGCGCCCGATTTTTGAAGATGACGAACCTGAAGAAAAAGTCGAAATAGGCGAAGAGAGTTCTGTCGGTGCAGATGACGAAGGTAACACCCCGATTGAAGAAGAAAGCGAAACCGAACAGGGAGGTGAAGAAGAAATCGAAGAATAATTTAATTTATTCTTTTTTTAAATAATAAAGGCGGTGAGAATCCGCCTTTTTTTTACGGAGTTTTTTAAAAAATGCCAAAACATTACGATACTTTTTTGCGAAAAAATTTAACCGCTGAAGATATTAAAAATGGTTTTGTTGAAATAAAACTTGATCCATATCGAATCGCAAAGGTTTATAAGACTGGTGGTGGTGCGCGTGAACAAATTTTGAAAAAAGCCCTACGCTGGACAAGTAAGGGGGGCGATTCTGAACAGGTTTTGAAAGAAATAAAACAAGCCTGCGACCGGGAGCTGGAAATTATTGCTGAAGATAATATCCCTCTTTTTCAAGCTAGAGGCTAGGTGAAAAAATGAAAAATATTACAATATTTCAAATAATTTTTGTAGTAATTTTTTGTGGGGCATGGGGTATAAATCTTTATGACTTTGCAAACTGTGATTTTAAATCAGGTTTTAAATGTGAAGCTGTCAAAGGTTTTGGTGTAATCATCCCTCCTGCGGCAATTGTCACTGTATTCGTAGAAGATGATTTGAGAAAATCTTTTGATTAAAAAGAGGATTAGGAAATGGCTAAAATTCCAAAATTACAATCTAAAACAAACGATTTAATTGGTGGGGATGGCAACGATTGCGTAGAACCATTCCGCGATTATTTGGGAATGTCTGGAATAGGCGACCAGTGCAAACGAAACATTTGGTTAAATTTTAGATGGGCGACAAAGAATATATTTCCAGAAAGGGTAATTCGCATTTTTAACCGTGGGGATATTGAGGAAGCCCGCGTTATAAAAACCCTTAAAAACAAGGGTATTTCTTGTTTTCGCGTAGATGATGAAGGTAATGAAATAGAAATTTTCGGACATCTTGACGAACCACAAGAGGAATTTGTCGATCAAACCGGCCACGCCAAGGGCCATCCAGACGGAAGGGCGAGAGGGTTTCCAGAAGCTCCGAAAACTGTTCATTTGTTAGAAATAAAAACAATGAATAATAAATATTTTAATTTATTCAAAAACAAAGGCATCGAGAAATCGCACCCTAAATATTTTTCACAAGTTCAAAGATACATGCCAGAAGCTGGACTGGATCGCGCAATGATTATTGCCACGAATAAAGATAATGAAGAACGCTGGAGTGAGCGCGTAAAACTAGACAAAACTTATTCTGGAGAATTGAAAAGGATAGAGTTGGAATTGATTATTTCAGAAAAACCCCCAGCTTTAGAATTTTCACCAACTTGGTTCTCTTGTAAGTTTTGCGACAATCATCCAATCTGCCACGATAAAGAGCCACCTTTAAAAACTTGCCGATCATGCGAGCATGTTGAATTATTTAATGGTGGAATTTTTAAATGTACAAAACACGAAAAGGAATTGGACAAACAAGACCAGCTTGAAGCATGTGGACAATATAAAAGGGGCTTCTAATGGATTATCGCTGGTATCAAGAAGAATGCTCGGAAGCCTTGTTTAAAAGCGTTTCCGAGTGTATCGAGAGCGGTAATCCTAGCAAGGTTCACCCTGTCGCAATCGCCCCCACGGGTAGTGGTAAAACTTTTATAATTTGTTTATTTTTAAATAAATTTTTAACAAAATATCCAAGGGCAAATGTTTTGGTTTTGTCTGATACTTCGGAAATTTTAGAACAAGACAAAGCTGCTATCGATAATTATTTTGAATTAGATTGCGGATTATTTAGCAGTGGGCTAAATTCTAAAATAATCAGAAAAATAACTGTTGCTGGAATACAAAGCGCTTATCGTGTTCCAGAAAGATTTTCGCATTTTGATGTTTGCATCGTTGACGAATCCCACATGGTAAACGTCGAAGATGAAGGAATGTACCGAACCTTTTTAAAACATATTGACGCTAATTATGTTGGGTTGACAGCTACAGCGTTTAGAACTGGTCAGGGTAAAATTTACAATGGCGGGAAAGCCTTATTTAATCATTTGGCGTATGACTTATCGAGTTTTGAAAATTATAATAGGCTTGTAGATGAAGGCTATTTATCGAAAATGTATTCCAAAAAAACAGACTCAAAATTAAATGTTGAAGGTGTAAAAACAATTGCTGGAGATTTTAGTAAAAAAGATTTGTCAGAAAAAAATAATAGAGCGGATATAACGAAAAAAATAATAAAAGAATGTTTAAAATTTAAAAATAAATATAAAAAATGGTTAATTTTTGCAATTGATATTAAACATGCAATGGCGATAGAATCCGAGTTGATAGAAAACGGAATGACTGCAAAAGCCCTTTATTCCGGCATGAAAGAAAACCGAAAAGATTTAATAAATGATTTTAAAAATGGAAAATTTCAAGTTGCAGTTAATGTAAATATTTTAACAAAAGGTTTTGATGCGCCAGATATTGACCTGATTATTCTAGCAAGACCTACAAAAAGCCCTATTTTACACGTTCAAATGTTGGGCCGTGGGGGTAGGGTTCACCCCGATAAGGATCACTGCTTGGTGTTAGACTTTGCCGGGAACGTGGGCAGGTTGGGGCCAATAAATGATGTGATAATCCCCACGGGGAAAAAGGGTTCAGGTTCAGGAAACGCCCCCGTTCGAGAATGCCCCAATTGCGGAATACAAAATCACATAAGTTTAAAATTTTGCGAGTCTTGCAATTTTGAATTTGTGAATATTGAAAAAATAAAACCAGTCGCTGGGGAATTGGAAATAATAAAAAAGAGTAGGGAGGAAATAAATTGGTATTCTGTTTTGTCAATTTCCTATTCGCTTCACGAAAAGAGAGGAAGCCCGCCCTGCTTGAAGGTTACTTATGGGTGCCTTCTGTTTACGTTTCACCAGTACGTTTTAATTGACCATCGAAACTTTGCCCGGTCTATGGCTAAGAAATGGATTAAGAATAGGTGGCCCACCATCTACGGCGATCCGCCCGACACATTAACCGAACTATGGGCCTTTAAGGATAAATTAGCAAAACCTAAAAAAATAATGGTTGATACTGGAAAAAAATATAATGAAATTTTAGATTTTGAATTTTGACAAAGCAAAAAAAAGCACCTGTTAAGGTGCTTTTCTTTTTTTCGCCTTTCGTACTTTTTTGTTTTTAACCTTAGCCTTCAGCTTCAGCGTGAGTACCTTGCACCAGCTCGAAAACAGGCAAATAAGACTTTGTATAACGCTCGATTTTGTCTTCATCGCCTTTTGAAATTTCTTCGATAAACTTTAAGAAATTATCTTTTTCTTCTTCGTAGTTTTCAGAAATCCACCCAAAGATTCGGGCTTTGATTCCGCCGGATGGCGCTCGTTCAGGCTTGGGGCAGTCAAGCTTGAATGTTTTTAGGTATTTTTTAACACCTGCCAACGCTTGCGCCGTATCGGTGTCGGGTATACCTTCATCTTCAACAATTGATTCGCAGATGTTGGTCAAATCTTCGTAGGTTTTAGGCTCGAATTCGAGTTCCTCCAACTTCGTTGAGATCAGCTTATTTCGCTCATGCGTTGAAATTCTGAAATTACCTTCACGCATTGCAGCATTAAATAATTTCATGGCATTTTTAAAAGACACGCCACTATCTACAATCTCTTGCAGCATTTCGTCATCGCTTTTATCAGCGGCAACGCCATCATTTACGATTTTTGTTACAATTTCCGTTTCCGTCATTTTGCTATGCTCCGGTAAGTTTAAGGTTTCAAAACTATCTTCGATTTTTTCGAGTAGTATTTTTTTTGCGTCCTTTTTGTGAATTGCAACGCGGTTTTCCTTTGCCACATCGATTAAAAAACTTGCCGTGTATGATTCCGGCTTGTCGGTATCCAGCACCGTTTCGTTTGCGTCTGGATCGGCTGCAACTAGCTTGCCTGACCGAATGACTTTGCCGTTACCGTTCAGTAGATATTTTGACATTTTTAAATCTCCAATTTAATTTTGACTAGCCGGTTAATCCGACTAGGCGATATTGTAACACGTTAGACAACTGTAAATAAATAATTTTGTTCACTTACTAAAAGTATTTTACCCTCCACAGTTTCTGAATTTTCCCGAACCAGCACAGCAGGTTTTCCGTCATCATCACGGGTGAACGCCTCGACAGTTCCGCAGTTTTTATCTTCTGAACTCCAGCGAATAGAATCGCCAAGATTTATTGCTCGAAAGTCTTTTTTTATAGCCATAAATTTCCCCAGTTTGCAATAGTTAAAAAAATATCTTAAAGTTTTGCCGATAATCGGCACGCGAAATCTTGTAAAATAATTCTGTTTTTGAAATTAATAATTCCATTTTTCAATAATTGTAAACAAATGGAAACCTCAACAGAGTCGGAATATCTTAGCGCGTCATTCAATATTGATTCACTAAAAAATTCACCCGTCACGATTAGCTGTAAAGCATGTATTTTTTCGCGCTCAATTTTGCCGCCATCTAGCCTAATAAATACACAGGGGCCATCCGACTCAAAGCCGGGAGAGTCTTTTAAATCAGAGTGCCATTTGTTATCCAGCCGCCACGAAACCCACGCCGCGCCAAATTCAGCCAGATAGGTGTCAATTTCCACCCAATTAAAACCACCATCAACCATGTCGTATAATGCGATTTCCATTTTTTTCTCCAGTTTGAAAAAGGGCGGGATAATTCCCGCCTTTTTATTTATTTCACTATCGTATAATTTACAACGTGAGCTGATCCATAATATGTGCCGATTTCAGCCGTTACTGTTTTGCCTTCGTCGTTTGTGATTCCGTAACCCAATACTGAATTAGGTTGAGTTTTGCAAGTAACGCCGTCTATTCTCACTAGGTAGCGAGGATTACCATAAAGGCTACTTTCTAACCTTTGCACAATTTCAAGTTTTCCGGTATGGCGTGTGATATTTTTCATCTTGCTTCCCCTGTTTAAGTTTTTACATCTTAGCACGTTTTTAAAATCTTGTGCAATCTTTTTTTTCACCTGAAAATGACCAAAAAGAGATAAATTGGTCATAAAAATTTTTTTAACAAAAACAGGCACTTATGAGCTTTTTTAGTGTTTTTTCATTTTTTAGGTCAAAAAGTGCTTTACACCATATCTATATAATATTATATTGATCGAACTTAAACGGGAGAACGCAAAAATGAAAACAGACGCTTATGCAGAAATTACAAACAGAATCATAGAATCCTTAGAGGCTGGCAATATTCCTTGGCTAAAGCCTTGGAAGGATTCAAACCGTGGAAATCCTGCGATTCCACACAATGCGGTAACAGGGCGAAACTATAACGGCATCAACTATATTTTGCTTACGATGTCAGAATTCGACTCTACAGGTTGGCTCACATATAAACAGGCCAAAGAATTAAAAGGCAACGTCCGAAAAGGCGAAAAAGGCACCAAAATAGTTTTTTGGAAATTTGGAAAAAACAAAGACGCTGACACGGGTGAAGAATCAAGTTATGCGATGGTCAGGCAATATACCGTGTTCAATGTTGATCAGTGCGAAAATTTGGTGTTACCCAAACGCCGCGAAGTTACAGAAGTCGAAATCCCAAGCACTTTAGAAATTGCCGAAGCTGCGGGAGCTGAAGTGATCCACGGTGGAAATAAGGCGGCTTACTACCCAACGCAAGACCATATCACCATGCCTGCGGCTGGACAGTTTCATAGTGAGGACGGCTACAGCTCAACCCTATTGCATGAACTCACGCACTGGACAGGAAGCAAAAAGAGACTCGATAGGAATTTTGGTGATCGGTTCGGCTCTGAATCCTACGCTTTTGAAGAACTTGTCGCAGAATTGGGAAGTGCTTTTTTATGTGCAGAATCAGGAATTAGGCTTGAAAATTTACAGCACGATTCGTATATCAAAAACTGGTTGAAAGTTTTAAAGAATGACAAGAAAGCTATTTTTACAGCATCAAGCAAGGCTCGAATTTCTACAGAGTACATTCTAAATAAGGGGGAGATTACAGAATATAAATAGAAAAAAATTATTAAAAAGCTCCCAAAAGGGGGCTTTTTTTTTGCTCTATTTTAATAGAAAAATGGGCTTGATATAATTGGCTCTCACAAATTGGAGAGCCAACCAATGATAGCATTTGACACCGAAACTACCGGACTATTACACCCAGACGGAACCCGCCTTTTCAATCAGCCGTTTATTATTGAATTTTACGCTTGTAAATTTAATAAAAGCGGAAAAATTATCTCAGAGTTTGAAACATTTTTAAAACCACCCATTCCACTACCTGAAATAATAACAAAAATTACCGGAATAACTGACAGCGATTTGAAAGATGCGCCGAATTTTTTGGAGATTTATGACGAATTATCAGATTTTTTTCTAGGTGAAAAAGATATTTTTGCACATAATTGCTCATTTGATATTAATATTTTAAAAAATGAATTAATGCGATATGAAAAAGAATTTAAATTCCCGTGGCCGAAAAATCATTATTGTACCGTGGAATTGAGTCACACTATCCAGAATAAAAGATTAAAATTAGAGCAATTATATTTTATTGCAACTGGCAAAACCTTCGACGCTCATAGGGCTAAAGCTGATACCGCCGCACTTGTGGAGTGCATAATTTGGTTAGGCGAAAATGATTTTATAAAAAACTGGTAGATAAAAAAATGATTAATATTGCATTACGATCAGAATATTCATTCCGTCAAACTTTCGGAAAAATGGACGAAATTTTAAAATACGAAAACCAAAAAGGCGCAATCGGAATTGCAGATTTTAACAATAGTTATTCCCACATAATCCTAGAGGAAAAATGCAAAGAGAAAGGGATCAAGCCTATTTATGGCGTTCGCTTAGAAGTATTGCAAAATCCAGAAAGGAGGATTCGTGGAAACTTCGGCCCTATTTATATCTTTATTGCAAAAAACGAAAAAGGTTTTTTTGAAATAAATAATTTAATTAAAATTGCATGGACGCGCTTTTATTATAGGCCCATGCTGAGTATCCATGACGTTACAACCCTGTCAGATGACGTTTATGTGATCGCTGAAAATATGGAAATTATGGATCGCGTTGATTATTTAGCGCTTACGCCATCAACATCAAAAATGCTTTTTGATTTAGATATTCCAAAAGTTTACATTCAAGATAATTTTTATTGCGAAGTCGATGATAAAAATCATTATCAAATTCTAGCAGGCTCCCATAAGCGCGGGGACGGTTATCAATATAAATTTAATACGAGAACAGTTCCACAATATATTTTAAGCGAATTGGAATTTAATTATATTTGGAACTGCCCCGAAGCTGCGGCTAATACTTACGAAATAGCGGAAAACTGTAACGTGGAAATACCTAGAGCCGAAATGGTCGCCTACCACGGAAAGAAAACTGTTGAAAAAATTTGTGAAAAAAATGCAAAAATAAAAAATATAAATTTAAAAGTTGGTGAATATTCAGATCGCTATTTTTACGAATTGGATTTGATAAAGCAAAAAGGTTACTCAGATTATTTTTTAATCGTTTCTGAAATAATACAAGATGCGAAAAAGACAATGCTTGTCGGCCCATCCCGTGGTAGTTCGGCTGGATCGCTGGTTTGTTATTTAATGGGGATAACAGAAATTGACCCCATAAAATACGGCCTACTTTTTGAAAGATTTATAGACATAAACCGCTTCGACTTACCCGATATTGATATTGATTTTCCAGATGAAGATCGACCAAAAGTTATTAAAAAAATATTTAAAAAATTTGGAAAAGAAAATGTTTGCAATATCTCAAATATAAATAAGGCAGGCGCTAGGACTGCTATTACAGATGTCGGAAATGCTTTGTCCTATCCACATTTTGAAATGGAATTGTTAAAAGAAAACTTGTGCGAATATCCAATGGGCGACGAACGGCAAAAAACAACAATAAAAGAGACACTTGATAGTAGTGATTTCGGGAAAGTTTTTGAAAAACAATATCCCGACATTCGTTATGCTGAGGGCCTACAGGATCACGCGCTACACGCTGGTAAACATGCTGCCGGTGTGATCGTGTGCAATGATGATCTGAGCCACTATGCAGGCATGAACGCTCGCGAGGGTACTGTCATGCTCGATAAGCGCGGCGCTGAGAGGTTGAATTTATTAAAAATCGATATTTTAGGCTTGAGAACTTTATCGATTTTGCAACATTGTGCAAAATTGATAGGCATGGATTTTAAAGATTTTTACGAATTGCCACTCGATAATGAAAAGGCATTTTCTATTTTTTCAAATAAAAAAATGAATGGTATTTTTCAATTTGAGGGCGAAGCAATGGAAATGCTTTGCGGGAAAATGCACGTTTCTGAGTTCGATGATATTTGCGTTTTAACAGCACTAGCAAGACCCGGCCCTTTGGGATCAGGTGGCGCTATTGATTTTGTAGATAGGCATTCCGCTTTCGGGGAAATTAAATATCAAGTTGATAATGAAAAATACAAAGAAATCACAAAGGAAACTTTAGGTGTTTTAGTTTATCAAGAACAAGTTATGTTTATTTGTCGAGAAATTGGGCAATTAAGTTGGGAAAATGTTTCTGAAATACGGAAGGCAATCAGTAAATCAAAAGGGCGAGAGTTTACCGATAAATATAAAAGTGATTTCGTCGAAGGTGCTTTAAAAACAGGGCTTAAAGAGCTTGAGGCTCATAAACTTTGGCAAAGCATGTTGACATTTGGGGCTTACGGATTTAACAAGTCTCACGCCGTAGCATATGGTTTAATTTCATATTGGTGCGCCTACATGAAAGCGAATCATATTTTAGAATTCACGGTTTCTAATTTAATTTATTCTAAAAGTGACGAAAATTCTTTAAAGATTTTGCGGGACGCTTACGAAAATGATGGCATTGATTATTGCCCCCTAGACCCTGACCACTCTGTTATAGATTGGACTATCAAAGATGGTAAATTATTAGGTGGATTAAAAAACCTTGATGGGATTGCTGATAAAAAAGCAGAAATAATTTTAGAAGCCAGAAGGGGCGAGCGAAAATTCACAAAAACTCTTACGGCGTTATTACTAAACCCCAAAACCCCCTTTGACACTCTATATCCGTGTTGGGATTTGTGGCATGATCTTTATCAAAACCCCATAGATTACGGCTTAACGAAAGCTCCAGACAATATCTCAAATGTCCAGAGCGCTGGTAATTATGTTGTTATCGGAAAAGTTATTCTAAAAGAATTGAAGAATTTGAATGATACCGCGCAAATTGCAAAACGTGGCGGATCAGTTTTAAAATCTGACACCAAATATTTAAAGCTGAAAATAGAGGATGATACAGATTCGATTCAGTGCAGGATTAGTCGGTATGAATTTGACAGCCTGAAAGGGCAGCAGCATTTTGACTCTTTGGAGGTAGACGAATCGTGGATAATTGTTAAGGGTAATATGTCAGACGATTGGCGGATTTTAGAAATCGAAAGTATTTTTAATTTAAAAGATTTAGGATAAAAAAACCCCGAATTAACGGGGTTTTAAATTATTTATTTTGAATTAATGACTTCCTCAAAAAGCCACAATTGTTCTTCTAAATCACCTTCCAAAGACTCTATTTTGTCTTTTATTTCGAGTATTTTTTTAGGGGTTTTTATGTTTTTTAAACTTTTAACTTTGCTATTTTCTGGAAATTTATACCCGCCCATCGAATCAACCTTTATTTCGTCCGGTTCACAATCAAATATATAGATTGACATTTCTGAAGGTGAGTCTCCCGACTGGCAAGCGTTGTTAAAAGCCTCAACGAAATACTCGCCTTTTCCCCAGCGGTGATTATTACCGAAAATTAAAACGGTTTTCATATATTTTCTCCAATTTAAAAGAACGTGTGCCATTATTGACACGAGGGTATTGTAACACACTTTTAAAATTAGTTCAATTTTTCAAAAAACCGCCTATTTTATAGGCTTAAACTAGAGGCTCTAAAAATGACTGAAAAAGATTTAGCTCGAATAACTCCCGGCGATACTGTTTGCGTAGACTTTACGACATCGCCAAGCATACGAGGGGTGATAGATTATCAGCCGGTGGCAACTGGTGATAGCTGGATAATTATTTCCGGTGAAACTAAAAAAGCCATCTATTTTCAAATGTTTGAAAAGATGACTCTTTTAGAAAAAGGGTAATTGATTAAACCGGCCAAGCTGGATCGGAATTCACGTCATACGCTGCTATTGTAGCTTGATCGCTTTCTGCTTTAATAACAGCAATTGAATCTTTTCCAGCTTGGTAAATATCTATTATTTTTTGAAATTTTACTGTTGCCGATCTTGCCGAGACATCAATTGATAACCAAAACTCTTTTATGAATTCTAGGAAATCAAAATCGGAAATTGCGGGCATTTCCACTTGAATTCTTCGCAAACCTTCATTCTTTATTTCGGAAATAACTCGAATTTTTAAACTTTCAGAAATTCCCTTTTCCGTGTAGGCGAAGTTTGTTCCATCAAAAGTGTATAAATACGGCTTAAAATCATAGGGAACATTTACATTATAAAATGTTGCGTTTGTTGCATTCAAATCAGTTCGCCGTCTTCTATTTACCATATCAATAGCATGATCCGAATTTAAAATAGAATTGTTGCCTAAAACAACAACATTATCAGAATTTCTTACAATCATTTTCTTAAACCCCTTATTTTAAAGCGTCAAATAGAGTAACACGATAATCATCACCGGCTAAATATCCAGTTAATGTAAAACGGTTACTTCCTAAATTTTCAATATCTATATCTAAATCATTATTTACTCCACAGGGTGTGGGTAAACCTACAAAATAATCTGAACTATTTTTTCCCAAAAAACAAATTCTTGCATCATTATCAAGTGGGCTTTTAAAAGCTAAAATATATTTTCCGGCATCGTCCATATCAGCCAGTTTTATATTTTCAATATTTTCCCCAATTTTATTATCCAAATAAACTGGAGAATTAAAAGTTGGCGTTGTTCCACTCATTCCAGAAATATGCATTGCATAAGGTTTAACACCATCAACAGAAACAATTGTGCATTCAGTAGCGCTAACAGCCATCATTGCAGACGGTTGACTAATTTCAGTTCCGCTATTTGTCGCCACCGATCCCGCCGTAATCGTTGTTCCAGAAATTGTGCAAACATAATATTTAGAATCATTTGGGGAATTAACATCATAAAAAGAAACAATAAATTTTGAAGTTGACAATGCAATTGCGGAAACATTTGTAAAATCAGTTCCTCCAGAACCACTTGTCTGCAAGACTATTTCTGTGCCAAGTGTGATTGTGGTTCCAGAAATAGTGCCGCAAACAACTCGCAATTCGTCAACAGCGCTACCATTTAAAACAGAGCGAACAGCGACAAATTTTGTGGAATCAATTTTAATTAAAATTAAATCATTTTGATCCAAGCTATCACGGTTTAAAGATACCTCAGTCCCCCATGTGACAACAGTTCCAGAAATTGAGCAAGCTATCACCGCGTCATTAGACCCATTGTCAAAAACCATTAAAGCTAATGTTGAACTCAATGCCACAAATTCATAAGTGTTAGAATTAAATGTCGAATCGTAATCAGTGTTATTTAAAGTCCAAGTTGTACCTGATAAGGTTATTATTTCAGCGCTTATATCCCCACCCCCCACCAGATCGTAAAGAGAAATCAACGCTGTTGAGCTTAATTTTTTTGTAGATTTTTTTAAATCTACACCGCCAGCCTCGATAACCCCTGAACTTTGTTCATCATAAACAAACCCAACATTGTTATTTTCAAGATCACTAAGACCAAGATGCCAAACCGCACCATCAAAAAATAATTTAAATTTTTCACCGGGGGCGAATGAATGAATATTATAATCGCTTTCTTTTAGATATAAATCAAAAGTGCTTGTTTCATCAACTTTAACAAAAATGCTTGCCCCACCTTTCCAGTTTGAATCAGTATCATTTGGAAATAACATTTTTATTTTAGACGTTATTTTTATTTTCTGATATTTCCCATTATCGGGATCAAATCGAGTATCATCCACGGTAACAGTTGCAGAATAATACCCATAATAAATAGGGTCAATCCACGAAACTACCGTTCCGCTTGTTGTTAGTATTTTTTTCGTGGTGGGGGGAACAGGCCATCCCGCAGTAGTTCTAGCGGTTTCTTTACTGGCATCGGCTTTTTCAGCAAAATGCTTTGCCGAATAATCATCAACTTCATCACCGCCGTTTGAGGTGGGAATTAAAGAATCCTCAGCACGCTCAGCCCACTCTGGAAAATCTAAAATTTGCTGATTTTTTTGCGGGAAAATTAAATCATATTTTGATAAAAAAGAATTAAATTTTGTTAAAAATTCTAAATCATCACCAATTTCTAAAAGGTTGCTTGATATAGTTTGGTCTGTAATTCTTTGAATAGCCATTTTTAAAAACTCAATCTAATAATTTTAGAATATAAATCATTACCCGCATTTGCGTCTGTATATAACATTACCGCATTGCTAGAATCAAAAGGCACGACTTGATGCCTGTAAGAATCTTCATCGCTGACGATAGTTTCTTTTGAGTCTGCATTGAAAGTTGTACCGGATTTAGAAACCCATAATAAATAATTCGCGTTTGTTGCAACAGCCTCGCCAGCCAACTCAGCTTGAAAAAATAAAATAAAATTAGAATTATCTATTTTTAAAGATGTTCTAGGCCCATTTAAACTTTCTTGAGCTAGCAAGTCGCTTGATATTTTAGCAGGTGTTTCGACTGTTGCCGTTGTTCCAGATACCGTAACCCGCACGGCATAAAGGCCATAGGACAGATATTTATTATAAAAAACAACAAGCTCAGTCGAGCTTATTTGATGTGCGCTTAACCTATTTATTTGTTCTGTTGAAATATCAACAGCCGAACCTAGCGATAACGTGGGGGTGATTGTAATCTCTCCGACCCGTACTTTTGCAGCAGTCGAAGATGAATCAAACCCAAATACAATCCCAAAATGGGTATCTGACAATCGGACAATATCGATGGAGTCAGGTTCTGTTGTTCCGCTTGTCCCATTGTGAAATGTTGCCGCATTTTCGTAAGTGATCCCGGTTCCCGATACCGAATACAAATGACAAACCCCATCAAAAGATGTTGTCCCCTGTTGAAATGCTACAATAAATTGTGTCGAATTCATTGCCACAATAGACATGAAATCAGCTCCAGAAGCAGCATCGTAATTAGCCGCTTGAACAACTTCAGTTCCAGACGATAAAGTTCCGCCGGAATTTTCTACAATTATTGTTCCAATATCCCCGGTTGTTGATTCATAAGAAATTACATATTTCGTAGAAGTTAATTTATCAACGCGAACGGGGGAATTCGCGACCATCGTCGTTGTTGGTGTGTGCAAGGTTCCTAAAGCTAATGAGTCGCCGGTTAATGTTCCTATGTAGCATCTAATAGTATTAGCACCATCGTAATACGCTATGAAAACAGTGGTCGCGTCAATTTCGACCATTGAGATTCCGCCAACAATTCCAGTGTCTATAAAATCGGAAATTTCAAAATTTGCAATTCCGTTTCGACCCGGTTCGGATAAATTATAATCCCAATTTGCTCCATCGAAATAAAATTCACGAATTCCGTTTATTGGAATTTCAATAAAATTATTAGTTCCAAGTTTTATAGCAATTGAGCTTGCACTTGAATTATTATTTTTAATAACAACTAGCGGCCCGCCCTCAATCCCTGCGCCGGGAGTGGGTAACGTAAAAATTAAATCGTCAACCGTTGTTGTAAAATCTTGAAAAACTCCATTGCTTAAACTAATCGCAGTATCCACGGAAACGCTTGCGGAATAGGCTCCACCGAATCTATCCTCCCATGAAATAACGCTTCCATCTGTTTGCAAAATCTTATTTGAGTTTCCTGCTTGAGTTGGGAAATCTGCAAAACTAGCCGCCAATATTGCAGAAGCCGCCGCCTTTTGTGCATGGTGATACGCTGAAAAAGTTGTTGAAGCATCACCACCGGAAACCGTGGGGATTGCGCTATCCTCAGCGCGAACGGCCCAATCTTCTAAAGCAGTCGCTAAAATATTTTCTTCAGAAACTAAAGTTTCTAAACTTGTTAAATAAGCATTAAATTTGCTAACGAAAAGCGCTGTGTCCCCTTCTGAAATATTATATTCAGCCCAAACTAAACTTGTGATCGATGGGAGTGCCATTTTAAATTTCCTCAAAAATCATTGGCGCTTGCCAATTTTCATAAAAATTATTAGAGAATTCTATGTTACTTTCTCGATTGGAAATGAAAGAATGCTCCAATTCCTTACCACCACCGGATTCAGGATATATCGAAATATAAATTGCTTCTTTTTTTCCAGAATTCATAAACTCTTTTAAAACAGTTATTCTATCTTCATCATCGAGCCAATCTAATTTAAAAGCAAATTTTCGATAAATTGATCCAATGCTTTCGACACGCCTTGTTCCACCGTCTGTTCTAAATGTTTTAGAATCCTCTATCCATTCCATTTTAGGCCGATAACTAACATTTAATTTCGGCGAAAAATAAGAACCCAACATTATTAAGCCTGCCTGAATATACCCATCGGAATTTCCAGAATCTTTTATTATTATTTCGTAGGAATCAAAAACAGTAGATGCGAACCATGAATCGTAATTTTGATATGGTAAAAAACTGTCTAAAGTTTCTCCGTAAGGATCAATCCCAGCCCTCCAAACTCCAGCCGGGATATAATTTTTCGGATCAATTTCTCCAGAATCATAAACTGTTACCCCTGATAATTTCAAAATTAATTGAACAGAAGAGCCAGCGCTTAAATTATGATTCGCAAAAACAAAACAATTCGCAGAAGTCGCAGTCGCAAGGGTTCCCGTGATTGTTTGTGTCGCTAACGTAGCTGATCGCCACGCAAAAGATCGTCTAGCGTCCTTTGTATTTTCAACACTGAGAGCTTCAGAAGTTGCCGTTAATGTTGCGAGTTTATGAGAATTTTTTGTTAAAAATCTAATGTTATTCATAACCAAACTTCCAGAATTACTTTTTGTTCTGTGTAGGAACGGCTAACGCTTAAAATTAAGGCGTTTTTGCCATTTTCAAAACCAAAACGTGGGTGGTTTATTTTAACGGTTTGTCCCGGTTCAGCTTGTGCGGGGGCTAAAAAGCATTCAACCTCCCAAGTTTTTCTAACAACACTTTTTAAAAGGGCGATTCTGTCGCATTCAGTTTGCGCGTCTGTTGAGTTAGAAATAAAAGAATCAGCTATAAAAATAGTACTTTCTGGATAATCTGAAACTTCCTTGAAACTAATTAAATGAACTGATCCAACAAAATCAGAATCCGCCTGAACTCGAATTCTTCCATCGCTAGTGTTTTCTGGAATTGTTTGGTAATAAATACCGTCAGAATTTATCCAGCTACCAGCTCCTGTATCATCACCGACCACAACGCGAACATTCCCCGCGCTACGATTATACACTGCTATGGCAGTATAATAACTCTCATTTAATGTTGTTTTTCCTGTAATTTCTAAATCAGAATTCGCAACTTGAGTACCGTCGCAAGTGTAGCTGTCATCTGAATTATCAGCCCAACCAGTCCCTAGAGTTGGAGCAGATGCCCACAAATTTATTTCAAAATTTTCTTTTTCAACCTGTCGCCATTCCTTAATGAAATCTTCAGCCAAATCAGGATTGGCCGCTACAATACCAGCCAAACTATTTCGATCTAAAACATTAAAATTCTTTTTGTAATTTAAGATAACCTTTTGAGCTGGGTCATCGATTTCAATCGATTTTATGCCACCTTCAGCAATATCATTTTCTGTAATTTCAAAATCTGCAACAACTTCAGGCTCTTTTAAAAGTCCGAAGGTTAATTCATCCAATAAATTTATTTTCCAAAAACCATAAATTGATTTTGCAACATCGTCTAAAACAGTTTTTCCTGTAACATCAAAACTATCGTAAAATAAGCCAAGTTTATAAGTTGGCAATGCGTCTAGTGAAGTTTGGTTGGCTGTTTTTCCAAATTTATCAGCAATATAATTTATTATTTCTTTTGGGGTATCGTTTGGCTCGATAATATCCGCGCTAACAGCCCCCACGGGCATTGTTGACAGCGTGTATAAGCCCTTATCAAGATCGCTGGTGTCTGGTGTCAGGGCTGCGCCATTATCCCGTGTGGTGAAGCTGGTGACAGGCCCATCGTTGATTTGATATTCGATTGCCGAGCTATCCACAAGGGCGGGTTTTACGTTGAACGGCTCGCCAAAAGCAATCGGCTTTGGTAATTCAGATGGCAATAGATTTTTTTGTAAAAACTTATCAAAAAATATCGTATTGTCGAGAATATCAAAAATTAAAATACCCCTTTTAATCGTGGATATTCCGCCGCCAATTCCGTTCGCTATATTTCTGAAATCATCAAACCCCCACAATGGATCGCCTAGATAAAATCTTATTTCAAAACCTTTCCATTTGTAATCAATGAGGTAGTTTAAAGAGCTATCATTTATTATTTCCAAATCACCAATTTCTAAAAATTCATCAACTCGACTTTCAAAATTTATAGAATCTTTTAAAACATCGTCAAAAATTATATTAGACTTTGAGTCACTTGGCTTGCTAATAAACGGCAAATTTCCGAAATAAACAGTCCCATCAGAATGATCCATTTCCAAAAGCAAAACGCGGGATTCGCCAATAGAATAAAGCCATGCTTCGTATTCTGCATCGGAAATTACAGAAGCCATTTTCTTAAACCTTCACTCTTTTTCTATTTTTCTGGCGAATATCGCGCTCCATTATTAACACTTGCTTTTCCTTTATTTGCTGTGACGCGCTTGAGTTTTTTCGCAAGTCTTCGTGAATGTCTATCACCAAGCTGGTCAAATTCTCCAAGGCTTCGATAATTTTTTCGTTTGGATCACTTTGAACTTTAATTCCATATTTATTTAATATTCGGCTAGAGTCAGGATCGATAATTTTTTCACCGGCATGAATACTTGCAATCTGATCCCGTGCTACAAATGCAGTACCTTTTCTGAATTCTGTAAACTCCTGATCGTGTGACGCGGCCCCGGCCATAAACTCAGCTTTTAATTGTTCATTGGTTGCACCTTCCGCCTCACGCCCTTTCCAATATTCATAGCCAACTGGATCAAAAGCGCCTAATCCTTTTATATAAAGCTGAGAGATATAATCTAAATTTTCAACAGGTGCAACACCACCGCTATTTACCGTGTCTCTCGAAAGCTCTCCATTTGCTAAAGCATTCCCTACAAAATTAGCAGTTAAATTGCCGCTCTTTAATTGCCCTGTATCTAATTGATCTTGATAGTATGCGTAACCACTAATATCAGCATCACGGCCCAAAACATCTTTATATAAATTCGCAATTGGATCATTGCTCAAATCGGCAGCTTTTACACCTGTGATTGCCGACAAAGAGTTGGCAATTTCTTTCGGCAAAAGCGCTAATAAAATTTCTATGCTATTTATTCCGGCAGTCGCGCTAACAATTCCAGACAATTGACTTTTTGCAGTTGATCCCAAATTCTTAATCGAACTTAAAGTCTCAGATTGTATGCTTGCAATTTGGTTGTCAATTCCAGAACCTTGACCTGATATTTCTGCGCCTAGTTCTTCTAATTGTTTCGTTACTGAATCGAAAATTTCTAAAAACGGATCGCTAGTTGCATAAAAGTTGGATGCCTCTTGTATATAAGAGTTTGCGGCCCCTCCTAATTGACCCGCCGCGTCTAAATCGCCAGCACCAGCCAAGGCCGCTAATCGATTAAATTCCGACTGGGCAAAATCTAATTTTTCCTTATTAGATAAACCAGAGGTGGAAGATAATTTTAAATTACTGGCAGCTTTCAATAATGATTCAGAAACCCTTTCGATTGCGTCTTTTTCTCGCTGCAATTCTCCGATTCTAGTATTTGAAACATTTAAGATTGCTGTTTTTTCTTTATTGTAATTGGTGGCAATATCGCTCGCCGTGTCCTGAATTTGCGTACTTAAAGCAATTTGATTTTCAATTTGAATTTGCGTTTGTGCTTCTATATTTTCCAACACAGTTGACAATGCCGGAGCCAAACCTATTAAATCCGCAAATAATTTTGACGCTGCGGCATCTGTTAAATCTAAACCTTTTATTAAATCTTTAAATCCAGCTTTTGTTTTAGGCATTGCCACGCCCAACCTTTCAAATTCAGCCGTAACATCGCTGGTTAATTTCTCAATTTTTTCCTGTTCTGAAAAGAACAAGTTGTAATAAGTATTTAATCCCGTGGTTAGGTTCTCAAGTCCACCAAACGCTTCTGTCAAAGCATCTGCGGCGATTATTCCACTTGTTGATAAGTCGAATAATGTAAAATTCATTTGAGAAAATAAGCCGTTTATAATATCAACCTGCAACCCAACCCGTAGCAATGTTCCGGCTAAGGTTTCGTTTTCTTTTTGCAAATCCAAAACAGGTTTTATATCAATATTTGAATTATATTTTTCGTTTACCGCAGAAACCCACGAATTTATAAACGCCTCAGCAGCACCGGCAAGTTGACTTTCATCAACTTTATTGTAGGCAGCGCTACCGAAAAACGCGCCACCGCTTTTACCAGCTTCGCTAGATTTTCCAACAAGCGGCGATCCTGATAAATCAACATCAATGCCAAGATTTTTAGCCAATGAAAAAAGAGAGGCATCTATAGAATTAAACTGTGCCACAAGTGTTTTAGCAGCTTCCACGCCTTTTGCGCCTGTTCTTTTCGTATGCCCTGTTAATAATAATCCAGACTCTGATAAAACTTGCCCAGCATTTCTATCAGGTGTTCCGACAATTGTTGATACGCCTAAATTAACGCGTTTTTTACCATCACCACCAAATGCAGCATCAACAATTCCACCGACAAGACCCCCGATAGCCGAGCCGATACCGGGCAATATGTAAGTTCCTATTGCAGTTCCGATTCCAGTTGCAATACTAGAATTTGCCTGTTTCCCGAAAATTCCCTCACCAATTTTATTCCCGGCATAACCGCCAGCAAAACCAGCACCAGCAGATATTAAACCACCACCAATCGCGCCACCGGGCATGTTAGCCAGTGACGATCCAAAATTACCCACTGACGCGCCTGCATTTTCAAAACCATTTTGTAATAAAAAATTAGCGACTTTATCAATTCCGCTAGTGACTTGTAAATTTGCGCTAGTTAATCCTTTTGATAGAAAATTACCCGCAGATAATCCGTTAGATAAAGAAAATCCACCGCCACCACCACCCCCACCGCTTGCGGCTGCACCCGTTGAGAAAAGACCGGCTATGCCTGATAAAATAGGGGTATTCGACGATTTGAAATTAAAAATAGAAGCTACACCGGAATTTATAAATTCTCTTTTGATTCTATTCCATAAATCTTTAAAAGAATCTCCAATTTTCCCAGTACCCTCTATAAAAGAACCGATAACTTCAGTTAAAAAATCTTGCATCGATTCTCGATGATCTTCCATAGCTTTCAAAGCATCGGCTTCGGCTTTTTCTTTTGCCTGCAATGATTTTTCATTATCGTATAAAGCGCCAGTATAAGCTCTAATTTGCAGAGCTTGCTCTTTCGTAATATTAGCACCCGCTTGATTTATTGAATTTAAAATTAACTGCTCACGCTCAGTTTCGTTCATTATTGAAACTTTAAATTTTAAATTTTTAATTAAATCTTCAATTCCGGTATCTAATTCTTTTGTGGCCGTGGACGTTTCAGTGATTGATTCTTCAGCCTTAGCGAAAGTTTTTATTGTTCCATCAAGTACGCCTTGCATTCTGAGGATTGTCGCTTCCGTTTCCTCAATTTCCCTATTGGCAGTTGCAATATCACCTAAAAGCAAAGTCCTTTCTTCTGGCGATTGGTTAGAATATAAATCTTGATTTCTTAATCTTGAACGATTTAATTTCTGAGTATCTAAGAGATTTTTATTACGTTGTAAAAGAGCCTCTTTCTCTTTTCTTTCCAAAGTATCAAATTCATTCCCCAGTTGCTTTAATTCGTTTTTTAATGTCTCTGCATCCCGCCTTGCTTCTCTTGAACTGGTAGAAAATAAAAATAATGCCGTTGCTGCGAGGGTGATAACTCCCAGTGGGCCACCAAGGAACGCAAACGCCCCTCGCAATAGGCCACCAGCACCAGCAAGGGCAATTGTGCGTGTAGCAGCAACACCGCTCACACCAGCCATTGTAGCGAGTGCAGCATTGTACCTGACAATCTGGATTTGATTCGCAACAAAGGCTGCGGCGCTTAGATATAAAGCCTGTAAAAATCTTCCAGCAATTAAGGCTGAAATTAAAATTACAGTATTTTTTAAAATTGTAAAATTATCAACTAAGGTTTTTAAAACTGAAGTTATCGCCTGACCCACTGGAATAAAGGCTTCTCGCCCAGCACCACGGACATTATTTAAAAATAAAGTCCATTGTGAATCTAAACTTTTTAAACTTTTTTCAAATTCCGCATCGAGAGCCGTTGCATTTTTTAATTCTTTATTTACAAGTTCCAATTTATCTCGAAGGGTATCTAAATTTTTCGCAAGCGGTAAAATATCGCCTATCAATCGAGTTCCGCCTAAGCCAAGTTCGTCTAGCGATACCGCAGCTCGATCCCCTTGCTTTTGTAATGCTTCTAAAAATAAAACAAATCCTTCGACTTTATCTTCATTGAATGCATTTTTTAATTCATCGCCATTTATTTTTAATGTTTTTGTATATTGTTTAAAATCTTCATCGGAGGCAAGAACGGCATTTGAAATTGAGCGAAACACTCTACCGATAGACGTTCCGCCTGATTCAGCACGAACGCCCATTTCTTTCATTGACGTTGCAAGCGCCGCAGCCTGAATTGAACTTAATTTAAACATGGAAGTTTGCCTAGCAACTTCTCCGGTCATGTGGGCAATTTCTGATTCACTCGCCGCAGAAGTATTACCAAGCGCAACGATTGAACTTGCTAAAATATCAATCGTATTTGTATTTTCCCCAGTTACTTTTTGAATTCTTGCCAAAGTTTTTATAGCACCTTCACCTTGTAAATCAGTTGTTCGAGCGAGTTTGGCGAAAGTTGTTGCATATTTTTCTAAAGCATAGGAACCTTCAACTCCCATTTGTCCGGCAGTTTCGGTTAGCTTTAATAATTCAGTTGCGGTAATTGGGATTTTTTTAGATAAATCCGACATTCTTTTGCCGTAAGCATCCAGAGATTTTCCCGCTAAATTTGTGGTTTTTTCTACACCAATTAAAGCGGTTTCAAAATTGCGATAATCACCAATGACAGTTTTTAAAGATAGGGAGGCAATCGCAACTAAAGAAACACCCTTTAGCTTTTGCATCATGGCCGTGGTGGAGCCGACATTCCCTTTTAATTTGTCAAAATCCTTTCCAGTTTCTTTTGTTTCTCGACCAAGTTTATCAATTGTTTTTGATACTTTATTTCCGGTTTTTTCGAGTTTATCAAGGACGGCATCGAGCTTTTTCCCATCGGAAATAGCGTTCTCACCATCAATTTTGACTTTCAGACTTGTTTCTGTCGATTCCATCTAAATATAACTCGTCAATTTCAAAAATAACATCAATGAAAAAATAAACATCGTAAACCGGATAATATTCTAAATATAAATCTATTTCTCTTAAACTAATTGGTAGAGTTCCATCCATAGAACTCTGACGCATTTTAGTAAGCGTTAGGAATCGACTAAAAAAACTAAAAGAAACACTATCCATATCAGGCTTTTCCTCTAATGCTTTTTGCGGAATGCCCAATTTTGTTTCGCGTTCTTCTAAATATTCTTCATCTTCTCCCCAACGCTTATTCCATAAAAGAAATTCTACTACTTTTTTGAAATTTCTTTCTTTTCTTCAATAACCCAAGATTCTTGCTCAGTCGCCATTTCAAAAACAAATTCGCGAATTTCTTGATTCAATCGAAGTAATTTTGTTGCGGTTTCTGTAGAATACTCTAAAGCATCCCCATTTTCCGCAGTGATTTCACCCTTCCAACCTTTTAAAATTCCTTCAGCCATAGCAACGCACTGAACATCAATTTGTTTTTCGCTGGACAATTTATTTCTAGCAATTTGTTTTCTGTAAGGCGCTTCCGCTTTATCAGAAGCGCGCAAATATGCCGAATTTCCAGCGCGAGCAATTAAAAAAGATACGCCAGTTTCCCCGTAAGGAAACCAGCGGCCCTCTACTTCTTTTTTATCAACTTTTGTTTGAACATTTAAAGACATAATATTTCACCATCGTTTTTTTTAAAGAAAAGTTAAAAGAATATTTTTATTTTTAGTTTATTTAATAATTACGGAGTTCTCGTAATTTTTAAATTTGTCGCCTCTGTCGTGTCGTAAAGAGCCGTAAAATCCAAGGGCATCATCACATCAGAGTCTACACCGCCAGCGTTTGGAGCGCCCGAAGTGAATTTGATCTTAGGAAGCAAGAACGCGTAGCTGCTAGTCCCATCGCTTACAGTCCATTCCAACTCAACAGCGGTTGAAGCCAGCAACTTATTATAAAGCGTAATATCGTCAAAATAAGTTTCGAGACTTCCGGTAATTAAAGAGCGGCCAACTTTTTGATTTCGAGCGCCGATAGTTCCCAACCCTTCAATAGCTCTCGGAGTATTATTTAAATTCAAACTAATTGATTTAAAAATATCCGTCGCTGCAACAGTATCAATTTTAATACCGCTAACATCAGAACTTCCGTTCATAATATCCGTGGTGCCAACCGCAGCCGTGGAGCCTGCGCCGACAAGTGAAGTCGTCGAGTCCAGTTGCTCAAAACCAACAAGCTGAAAACCGCCTGTTATTTTTTCGCCATAAGGAAAATTAAAATTAAAACCACCGATTCTCATTCCCTTAAATTGTAAATATTGAATCGGTGTCCAATCTTCATACCCGACTTCGATTGAATAAAAGTCATCGACAACACCAGCTTTTAAAACATTTGTTGCCCA